GGTCGATGTCCCAATACTTGGGCATTTCTACATCACCAAAATATAATGCTTGCTCTGTTAAAACTTTCTTTTGCATACCACCACCATATATAAAATAATATTAATTATTTGTCAACTATTGAGCAACCCAAGCTGTTCCGTTCCAATCATAAGTAGCTGTATCAGTGTGAGTTGAACCATCTACATTATATTTAGTACCTTCCCAACCTTTAGTATTATCAGCTTGATATGCAGTTTCATTCCAAGTGATAGTCCATCCCCATACAACAGGATCTGCTGCATCGTCTGTAATTGTTGGATAAGTAATTGGTGCATCCCAAGATGCAGTTGAAGTATTTTTAGACCAAGATGCATGAGGTTTTTTAGGCCAGAAGATTTGATCATCTTCGTCCCAAGTATAACCTATACCTGCATAGTTTCCTCTAAATGCTGTTCCACCATTATTATGTTGTCCACCTGATGTATTGTAAGATGTTTGAATCCACATTTGTGCAGGCCAGTTATTATGAGTTTCTAAATACTGTTGTCCTACTGTTTCATCTTCAACGCCATCAGCGTTTAACATATCAGAATTATTCAAAGTCAATACTTGAATAACTTTACTGTTCGCTCCTAGTTTTGCAAAATGTGCCATAATTATTCTCCTTATATATGTTTTTTATTTATTTGTAAATACATCATTATTATTGAAATTTGTATCTAATAATAACAATTCCTGATCCACCTGTTGCTCCTGATAGGTTAGCTGGATTAGAATAACTCGCTGTAGAACCTCGTCCACCTCCACCGCCTCCAGTATTTGCGGTTCCTGCAGTTCCTGCATTACTACCTCCTGCTCCTCCTGCTCCACCTCCACCTGCGCCACCATTTCCTGCACTTACATTGTAGTATGGATAACCACCACCTGCTCCACCACCTCCACCAGCATAACCTGTTGATGTGCCTACAATTTCTGAATATACACCTGTACCACCTGCACCTGATGAACCTCCCCCACATCCTGGAGAACCATTTCCACCAACAGCACCTGCACCACCTCCACCACCTACTTTCGCTAAATATTGCCACGAACCACCATTATTACCTTGAGGAGGACTTACTGGAGGAGTATTACCTGCGCCTGCACTACCCCCATATCCACCACCTCCACCTGAACCTCCAGCTGCACCTGTAATTCTACCTGGTGGTTGATCCATATAAAAATTTGATCCGTGACCTCCACCAGCAGAGGTAATAGAAGAAAAAACAGAATTAGAACCAGAGTTAACGCCAGGATAAGAATTTCCACTTGAAGAAGTTCCACCTGCACCTATTGTAATTGGAAAAGCTGTTGCTGTTACTGTTAAAGCTGTTGGTGTTGCTAAAGGACTTGCAGTATAAGAACCTGATACAGGAGTTGAATGTGATTCTCTGTAACCACCTGCACCTCCACCCGATCCACCTAAATCAGAACTTCCTACTCCACCGCTTCCTCCACCTGCAACTACTAAATAGTCAACTGAATTTGAACCAGCAGCATTTCCTGCACAAGAAACTGTAAAAGTTCCTGGTCCTGTAAATTTATGAATTTTAAAATCTCCACAAGTAGTAATTGTACCACCTGTAGCTGTTACAAATTTTATATCTTCAGTAATATCCGCTGCCTTCGAAGCATCGGTAATAACCCAACCTTTTGTTGAGTCTACATAAATTAGAATGATTGAACTTCCTTCGACAGTAATTTCAAAATTAGTTGTTGAACCTTGAATCTTGTTTCCGTTTGCATTTAAAATACATTTATTTGTATCAAATGTATTTGCATAATCTTTGATACCAACCACATCACCAGCAGAAGGTGACGCTGGTAGGGTCACTGTAATTTGACCACTTGTTGTATTTACAAAAAAACCTTGGTTATCTGTTGCTGTAAAACTTGCAGTTTTAATATCTCCAGGTTTCCAATCAACTTCACCTCTTAAATAAATTGATCCTGTTGTATTATTAATTGTACCACCTGTGATTCCCGCAGTTGAAATTGATCCTGCATTTGTAATTGTTGATCCACCTGATGTAGATACTGAATCTCCACTATCTCCGATAGTTGTTGTTGTCCCTTTTCTTGGACTAATTTTATTTGTCTTAAATTCACTCATAGCTATTGAAATTTGTAACGAATGACTATAATTCCTGATCCACCATTTCCACCTATACCAACACCAACACCAGGACTAAATCCTCCTCCACCGCCACCACCGCCAGAATTGGTTGTACCTGCTGTTCCAACAGCACCATCTTCACCGCCAGCTCCACCACCACCTGAACCGCCAGCTCCTGCTGGACCACCTGTTCTTGCTCCACCTCCTCCGCCACCTGCTCTTGCAGTGGGTGTTGCATTAATTGAACTTGTTACTCCTACTCCACCAGCACCTGCTGTACCACCAGATGTAGCTGCACCAGCACCTCCAGCGCCACCGCCTCCACCACCAGCTTGATTGTTAAAAGGTGATATATTTAAAGGATTACCATTTCCACCATTATTACCTTGAGGAGGACTAACGGGAGGTGTGTTACCTGATCCGCCAGGGACTTGATTTGGTCCTGATGCTCCTGAACCTCCACCACCACCAGATCCTCCAGGATCACCTGCTCTAGCATTAGGTGAACCACTTGGTCCACAACCATTACCACCACCTCCACCTGCTGATGTGATTGTTGAAAAAACTGAATTTGATCCAGGAGTACCTTGTCTAGCACTACCTTCTGGACCAGGACTACCTTGTCCAACACCACCTGAACCGACTGTAATTGGATATCCTTGAGCTGTTACTGGTAAAGCACTTACACCAGATCCTAAAGGAGAAGCTGAATAACAACCACTTGCTGCACCAGAAGATTCTCTAAAACCCCCAGCACCACCTCCTCCACAACCTCTACCACCACCGCCTGCTCCTGCACCTGCAATTACCATATAATCTACTGAATTTGAACCACTAGAATTACCTGCGTTACTTACTGTAAAAGTTCCTGGACCTGTAAATGTATGAATTTTAAAATTTCCTGAAGTTGTTATTGTACCACCTGTTGCAGTGACAAATGAAGGCCCTTCAGTTATATCAGATGCTTTTGCTGCAGCAGTTGATAACCAACCTTTTGTTGCATCAACATAAATTAAAGTTATTGAACCACCTTCAACTTCAATTACAAAATCGTTTGCAACACCTTCGATGTTAGAACCGTTTCTTCCGATTGTAATATTATTTGTATCAGCAGTGTTTGCATAATCTTTGATACCTACTAAATCTCCAGCTGAAGGAGATGCGGGTAGGGTTACTGTAAATGCTGCTGAAGTGGTATTACAAAAATATCCTTCACCTGCTGTTGCTGTAAAACCTGTTGTCTTGACTGTTGTTTGCCAATTAACTTGGTTGTCAATTGTTCCTGTAATTGAAACACCTGTAATTGTTCCTGTGTTTGTTATTGTTCCTGAATTTTGTAAAGCGCCACCACTTGTTAAAGTAACACCGGCTGGAATAGCTACAGTATCGCCACTATCTCCGAGTGTGACTGTGCCACAATCTGTTGTTGGTGTAATTTTGTTAACTTTAACTTCACTCATATTACCTATTGAAATTTGTACCTTATTATTACTACTCCTGAACCGCCGTTTCCACCACCATATGGAGCTGCGTTTCCTGTTCCACCGCCACCACCACCACCAGTGTTTGCTGTTCCGTTTCCTGCTTGAGTTGATCCTGCTCCACCTCTTCCACCTCCTCCTGGAGTTGCTGGTGTTGAAGTACCAGGTGATGATGCTCCACCTGAACCGCCTGATGCTCTAACCACCGGTGATCCATTAATATTTGTTGTTGTTCCTGCTCCACCTGCTCCACCTGTTCTTTGAGGGCTTCCACCGACTCCACCGACTCCACCAGCACCACCACCGCCACCACCTGCATGGCTTCCTGTTGCTTGAGAATTTCCACCATTATTACCTTGAGGGGGACTGACTGGAGGTGTATTACCTACTCCACCTACACCTGGACCACCTTGACCTACTGCACCTGCACCTGAACCACCTGTCATATTGATGTTAGGTGATTTAATTCCTCCACCACCTGTTGATGTAATAGAACTAAAAATTGAAGAATTTCCTCTAGCAGCACAATCAGATGTAGCAGCTCCACCTGTTCCCCCACTTCCTACTGTTACTGGAATTGCTCCTGGTGAAATTGATAAAGAAGTTGAACTTGCTAAAGGACTAGCTGTATATGATCCAGATGTGGTTGCACAGTGAGATTCTCTATAACCACCTGCTCCACCTGAACCTCCGTGGTCTGGTCCTCCACCGCCACCACCTGCAATTACCATATAATCTGCTTTTGCTACTGGACCTCCTCCAGCTGAAACACAAAAAGTTCCCGGCCCTGTAAATGTGTGAATTTTAAAATCTCCGCAAGTTGTTACTGTTCCACCTGTAGCTGAAATAAATACGTTTTTTTCTGATGAACCAACATTTTCATTAACAGGTACCCAACCTTGGGTTGCATCAACATAAACTACAGTTAATGTATTTCTATTTTCATTAATTGCACCATCGTTAGCTACTCCTTCAAAATTAGAACCATTTCTTCCTAAAGTAATAATATTAGTTCCAGCTGTTCCTGCATAGTCTGCGACAGATACAATATCTCCCGCACTTGGAGAGGCTGGAAGTGTTACAGTTATAGCTCCACTTGTCGTGTTAACAAAATATCCGTTTCCACTAACTGCTGTGAAAGCTGCAGTTTTAGCTGTTGTATCCCAATTTACTGTACCTGTTCTACCAAAACCTGTCTGACTTGCACCTGATGCAAGAGTAACGGTATCGCCACTTGCACCTAGTGTAATTGTGTTTGAATCTTCTTTGATGATGTTAGCACCGCATTGATTCTGAATATTGTCTACTTTAATTGTACTTGCCATAATTTTTACCTATTGAAATTTGTACCTTATTACCACTATACCAGATCCGCCAGTTCCACCACCAACATCATTACCTACACCACCTCCACCGCCACCACCGCTGTTAATAGTTCCTACTCCAGCAGGGTTTCCACTAGCGCCACCACCACCTAAAGATGCACCTATAGCAGGTGTGCATAATCCACCACCGGATCCACCGCCTGCAAAATATTGAACACAAGAAGAGCATACACCCGTTCCTGGACTCCATACATTATTTTCAAATCCAGCACCAGAACCACCAGCTCCACCAACTTTTGGACCAGAAGGTCCACCAGCAGCACCAGCAACAATTGCACCTCCACCACCACCAGAACCACCAGAAGTTGGTCCTCCACCGTTTCCACCATTAGTACCTTGAGCTGGGCTAACGGGAGGTGTATTTCCTGTTCCACCACAAGCAACAGAGCAATTCCCTCTTCCACCAGCGCCTGAACCACCATCACTTCCATTTCCTCCACCTGGTGCAGGAGGGGAATTATCTACTCCACCACCGCCACCACCGCCACCAGCGGATGTGATTGTTGAAAAAATTGAATTAGAACCATTTGATCCGTGTGGTGCACAACCAGCAGATCCATTTCCTGGACCTGGAGCAGTTCCTCCACCACCAACTGTTATTGGATATCCTTGTGCTGATACTGGTAATCCAGCAACTCCACAAACTAAAGGTTTAGCAGGAGCACATCCTATACTGAATGTAGTTGCAGAAGCACGAAGACCTCCAGCACCACCTCCAGCACCAGCATCTGCTCCTCCACTTCCACCACCAGCGACTACTAAATAATCTACTGTAGCTGAAAGAGGATTCCCTACTCCAACACTAGAAACTGTAAAAGTTCCTGGGCCTGTAAATTTATGAATTTTAAAATTCCCACAAGTTGTAATTGTTCCTCCTGTTGCAGACATAAAAGTTTCAGCTGTAATATTTGATGTTGAGTCTTGAACATTTTTCCAACCCTCTGTGTCATCCACATACACAAAAGTGACTGATTGACCTTCTGTGTTTAAAACGGCATCTGCATTTACTCCACCAATTTTTTGAGAACCATTTGGTGAAATAGTTAAATTATGTGTTTGAAAAGTGTTTGTATAATCTACAACAGAAACAATATTACCAGCAGTTCCTGCAGGTAGATTCATTGTAAAAGCGCCGCCTGATGTATTTGCAAAATACCCTTCACCATTAGCAGCTGTAAAAGTAGCTGTCTTGATACTTCCTGTTTGCCAATCAACAGTTCCTGTTCTACCAAAACCTGATTGACTAGCACCACTAGCTAAAGTTACTGTATCACCAGAAGCACCTAGTGTTAAGGTAGTTCCGCATTGTGGTTCGATTGCATTTACTTCTATCTTACTCATTAAATAATTACCAATGTCCCTGTTACTGTTTGTGTTCCAGTAATAGTTACTGGTCCTGCTAATACGCCTGAATCAAGAGTTTGGTCTTCGTCTAAAGTAGAGGCGTGAGTTACAACAAATCCTGTTGCTGTCATCACAGGTGATACAGTTCTCTTTGCAGGTAATGTACAAAATACATTTTTAGTTCCCGCTGAAAAGTTTACTGCAGCATCACTGTTAGATGATGATATAATTGTTGTTCTTGATAAAGTGTCAGGAGTTGCATCAGTTACTGTACCAATACCAACCTCATACTCACCAGCTGAATTTAATTCAATTGCATAGTAAGTTGTATTACCAGTTCCAATTCCTGCAACGAAACTTTCATAGCCAGTTTCCGCACCAGCTAGACTCAAAGTTCCTGTTCCAGTAGTTGTACTAGTTTCTTTAACTCTATCGTTAATTACTAAAGCCATTTCTACTCCAAAATTTTATTACGCGTCGCCAAGTCTAATGATTGCATTAGAAGAATCAGCAGTTGGAAACTGAACAACGAAATCACCGTTAGTTGCAGTTTTTGTTCCGCCAAAGTCTAGAACTAATACAGCTTCATTACTTGAACCTTTATAAATCAGTGCTCCTGTTGCTGATAACGTTACAGAACTAAAAGTAGAATCTGCAAAGTCAACGTATGCAATGTTACTTGATATAGCTACACCATTATTAGTTAGAGTATTACCACCCGCTGTATAGTTTGTACCAGATGAAGAAACTTCATTAGTAGTTGTATAAGCAGTTGTTGAAGTACTAAAACCAGTAATATTACTGTAGAGTGCAAGTTTAAAAGTTGATCCACCAGATGAATCAAAATCAAACGTACCACCAAGTAGGTCTGTTTTAAAAGAGTCAGGTACTATATTTGCCATTTAATTGTCTCCTTAATTTATTTATGGTGATGGTGATTTAAGAGGTGTACGAATAACTCCATCTTGATATTCGTCTCGGCGTCTACGACCTTGTTGTTCGATCGCGTACGATTGTAAAGCTCTTTTAAAAGATCCTTCGTAGTATTGTAACATATCTACAGGACCTTTCAAGTATCCATATGCTTCTACCAGACAAGCGTACAAAAGTAAATCCTGATATTTATTAGATGTATAAGTCCCTTGAGTACTTCCTGGTGAAGCTGTTATTGAATCTGGTTGTTTTGTATAAGCTAAAGTTATTAAATTTGTACTATTTGGAGTAGGTGCTACTACCCAATAATTAGCATCCCAATTAGCATAATATTTTGGAATACCAGAAGCTGTTCCTGGGGTATCATAAAAAGTTGCCATATAACTTGTATCTTTTTTTTCTAAAAAAGTTTGATTTCCAGCAGCATCTGTTAATTGTACATATCGAATAAATCTTAAATCAGAAGGTATCGTTACATATCTACTTCCAGCTGCTAGATTTGATGTAGCATAAAATCTGTTATCGTCAGAGTCAGCCTCTCTATAAATTCTGTTTTCAGCATTTTTAATTATAGTATTTAAAACACCTGTAGATAAAACATTACTATCTACTTCAGTGTAGTTTCTTACATCATCTTGTAAATTTGTTAAAGTATAAGCCATTACTCTGATTCTCCATGTTTTCTACGTATTTTTTCTTGTTTGTCTGTTCTCACTTCTTCATACATTTCAAGGTGAGGATCTTGTTTCTCAGGTGTGAATATATTTTTAATCCAATTAATAAATTTTTTAATCATGCGCTTATTGTTATAGGACCAACGGAACAACCGTAGCCTCCTCCTTTAATACTTCCTGTTGTAGCAGTATCCGAATTAACTGTAAAGAAGAAGAAATTAGATAAAGCATAGTCTGTTGTAACTCTTGCACCATTGTCATAAAGACCGGTTGTTATAGCATAACCAGATCCTTGACCTATTTGTACTCCTGTTATTCCATCAAAGTTTGGAATTGTTGCATAAGCAAACACAGGATTAGTTGGAGTTCCTGTTCCAGGAGATGTTGTAGGTGAACCTCTAAATAAATAAGTTGTACCATTTGTTAAACCATGTCCCGGTACATTTACATTTATGATTCCTGATCCTGCTTGGTATGTTTCAAACCCATCTTGTGGAATTATTACAGTTGTAATTGGTTCTGCTCTATCTGGTCTTACTTGTAATAATGCAACACCATCACCACCAATTGGTTTAGGTTCAAGTTGTGGTTGCTTAGGTTCATACTCTGTGTAGTGAACAAAAGAGCCATTCCATTCTCTAACCATTTCTTTATATGGAAATTCCATACCCGATCTATCTGAAATAGCTTTTGAATGTTTTCCTGTTGCGTACTTAGACATTAAGTTCCTGGGTAATAAGCTTTAGGTGTAATAAATGTACTTGAAGCTGAACCATCTTCTTGTAATGCTCTTTGAAATTCATCTTCATATAATAACTTTAAATTTTGAGTTAATTGTGGAGCATATTTCATAGATAAGTAATAAGTTAAACCTGAAACCATACAAGGTATGAATCTAAAAGGCATATCGGTTGCATTAGTGTAAGCCCCAATATCTTGAATTCTTTTTATATAATAGAAATGCATATCTTTGGATGCATTAGTTGAATCTGGTGTAGGATAAACATTAATACTAACATGATCAATAAATCTTTGTACCCAATATTGGTTAGGTGTACCTTTAGAAAGTTTATTGGAAAATGCAGCATATGTTGATCTATCAACTTTAGTCATAGGACTATCTGATTGATCTGTTGCTGTTCTATTGGATCTTAATTGTGCTTCAAGGACATCGGACATTCCATAAATACCATTTGGATTTGATGTAGCACTAGTACCATCAGCTGCTTCTCTAAAAAATTTATATTCAGCCTGTCCTTCAATTAAATCAAGATCAAGTTCCCCTATTTCCCAATAGTGAATACCTCTATTACCCCATTCTTGAAGCATTATATTTAATGATCTTCTTGAAGTTTTTAATTGGTATCCTGAAACTTGTTGAATACCTATTCGTTCAAAAGCTTCTTCTACTATTTCATCAATAGAAAAAGTTTTATCAAAAGTAGTTGTTCCAGAGGTAGTGTTAGCCATTTAGCCTCCTAGCCAGTATATCCGATAGTAACAGATCCTGTTCCAGTTACATCTGCATAGATAGTAGTTTCAAATCTAATACCATTTCCAGGCATATACATATCTAACCCTTCACTTCCAAAAGTAGATTCAAATACAATAGCTCCAGATGCAGTTGCTGCATCATAAAGTTTTATATTTGTAACTCCTGTAGCTTGAATGTATGTAACTCTAGCAGGACCAATATTAGTAGATCCTCCTGAAGCAGTTTTTACCTGTCCGTCAGCTGTAAGTGTTGTAAATTTTTGGTCTGATGACATATTGTTTTCTCCTATTAAATTTAAGTGGGGCCGAAGCCCCACACTAATTATTTATTAAGCTTCTTTAGCAAATACACCTTGCACATCAACAATCGTCCAATGAGTTGTTGAGTTTAAAGATGCACATACTACAAAGTCACCAACTTTTGATGTTGTTTTTGTATTAATAAGATCTTTATTATCTGTTAAAGATCCAGCATACAAAATACCATCATTAGCATTTGGGCTAATAGTTAAAGTGTTAGTTCCATCTTGAGCAGTGTTTACAAAAGTAAAAACTCTTCCGATAGAAATTGCAGGTAAAGTAAATACCACACCATCAGTTGATGATGTAAAAGTTTTACCAGAATCTGCGTTTGCTACTGTGTAGTTAGCTGATTTGTTTTCTAGATTGAATCCAGTTAAACCTGCTTCGTTAAATTTACCTTGCAGTACTGGTCCTCTAAATAGTGTTTTAGCCATGATTATTCTCCTAGTTGTATTCTACATAGTCTCTAGGCCGTCGACTATACTGCGTCCATGCAGAATATTAATTTATGTATAGTGCTGAAAGTATATACTAGTTTTTAATAGAGTGCAAGAGAGCCTGTAGTGTGGAGTGGAATTTTTCCAACGATGTAGCTTTTGTGTTAAGAAGCTACTGAAACTTCTGGAGCAGAACTTTCAACATTGTTCTGTACGTGAGCGATTCTAGCTTCTTCAAGCTTGATATCTGTGATGATCTTTTTGACTTTATCGTCAATTCTAACCATCTCAAGAGTATATCTGTTATTATCCAGATGCTCCTGTTCCCACTTCAACTCCAAGGACCTTTTTGCTTTGTATAGGTCTTGTATCATCTATAACCTCCTCATAGGTTATTCTATTTACCTTGTTATCATAGCTGACTCCAAGGTTTTCCCAAACTATACTGTTTTCTCCAAGTTTGTCAAGGATTGATTGTTCCAGATCTGTTGGGGAATCTTCTGATTCTACTGTAAATCTAGCGTGATGATCATACGCCCAAATGTTTACTGTGAATTTTTTCATGGTTTTATCTTTCTATTTGTAAATTGTGGCGAGACTATGTCCCGCCACAAAAAATTATTGATTACGCACCTTCAACGCCGAAGATACCTCTAGGGTCAGAAACTCCAAAAGAGTATCTTTCTCTAGCTTTATATCTAACGTTTCCAGTATCAAAATCGCCTTCCATTGCAGTTGTCAATGGTGCTCTATTGAACATTTTCATTCCATTTGGAATGTCCGTTAAGATATAAAATGCATCTGAGTCTGTTAGGTAGTTGTTCACTCTATAACCTTGAGGAACCATACCCATAGATACGATTGCATTGATATCGTTGTCAGCTGTTCCAGTTCTACCTTGAGACTTCATCAGTCTTTCAGCAGTGAATTGTAGCTCAGAAGGAATAATCATTTTTACTCCTCTAGCAGCAATTCTCAAACCTCTTTCGTCAGTCATTGCAGCAATGTCAATTAAAGACTGCTCCAATGAAGTTTCGTTAAGGTCAGCTTGAGTCGCTAACGTGTTTGCGAAAGTTCCAGCAACCGTTGGGTGAGCTGTGTTAAATAAACTAACACCGTCACCTGAATCAAAGTTATTTGTTGTTGGTAAACCTTGAATCAGTGGTTCTACTGATTTTACTTGTTTCGCATTGCTCATAGATCTAGCTAAAGCTTTTGTATATCTAGACGCAAGTCTGTCATACAAGTTATCCTCAATCGCTTCTTCAGTGATTGCGAATGCTAAAGCTACAGTCTCATGAGTGTATCTAGCAGTAAAAGTTTCTTGCGCTTCATCAAATGAAACTCCAGAACCTTCACCTTTTACTTGTGCGTTTGCGAAACCACTTAACATTACTTCTTCTTCAAAAGCTCTGTCAGATGATTCCTCGCTATAAATTTCAGAATGCTGATTTTCATAACGTTTGTATTCCAAGCCGAACAGTGCGTTCAAACCTGGCTCTAGTTCTTTAACTAGTTGTGATCGTGATATTGCCATTTTTGTTCTCCTATTCTAGCTTTACGATTGTAGCTCAATTAGATTAGCAACTACTA